GACACGCCCAGAGATGGACTTCGACATTATGGTCGGCTAGTGCTATACGGCTGAAACAATTCGGGCATGGGATTTCTCGACTTGTTTACACCGGGCAAAGTTCAAGCCGTCATGCCGTCTCAAGGCGCAGACGTCGCAGCTTCGCTCGCACCTGTAACTTCGATCGACTCGTTGACTCCGTTTTTCGGCGGTGCGCAAACAGCAACACGCGAACAAGCTATGTCAGTTCCTTCGTGCGCTCGCGCTAGAAATATTATTTGCTCAAGTATTGCTTCGATCGGTTTAGAAGTCATCGACCGTTCAACTGGAATGGAAATCGACGGAGCAACTCCACGCGTCATTCGTACACCTGATCCACGGATACCAGGTAGCGCAACTTATGTCTGGACTTGTGAAGATTTACTATTCTACGGTTACGCATATTGGCAAATCACAGAATTATTTCAAGATACGTTTCGAGTTCGCAGCGTTCAAAGAGTTTCACCAACTCGCGTAACAATTCAAACAAATTCTTTAGCAACTGAGATCGAATATTATATGGTCGACGGAACACCAGTTCCGAATTCAGGAATTGGATCGCTCGTAGTATTTAACGGCAACGACGAGGGACTACTAAATCGCGCAGGTGCAACTATTCGCACCGGAGCAGAACTAGAACGTGCCGCTGCTATGTACGCCAGAGAACCAATTCCGTCAATGGTACTGAAAAGCAACGGCACGGCACTTCCAGCTGATCGCATAGCAAAGCTTCTCGAGTCATGGGGAAGCGCACGACGCAATCGCGGTACAGCGTTCTTAAATGCTGACGTAGAACTTCAAACAGTCGGCTTTGATCCAGAGAAATTACAACTATCAGCTGCGCGTTCATATATCGCAACTGAACTTGCTCGAGCTTGTGGAATTCCAGCATATTATATCGACGCTGATACCGGTTCAAGCATGACTTATTCGAACGCAGTAAATCAACGTCAAACGCTTCTCGATTTCTCGTTGATTCCACTAATGACTTCGATCTCCGAGCGACTCTCAATGCCAGATTTCGTTCCTTCATCACAAGAAGTCAAATACGACTTATCAGATTATTTGCGCGGCTCTGATTTAGAACGTGCGAATATTTACAAGACACTCAATTCGATAGTCGATCCTGTTACCGGACAAGCAGCGATCACGGTAGATGAAATCCGTCAATCAGAGGAAATGATCAAATGAAAGTAACAACACCGTTCACAATTACAGCTGCGGATTCTGAATCTCGCACAATAACTGGACAGATCGTCGCTTTCGACGTTCCAGCAAATGCGTCAACAGGTAAAGTCATGTTCAAGTCTGGTTCAATCGAGCCAGCAAACGTGAAACTTAATTTGGAGCATGATTCAGCACGTCCAATCGGTAAGACTCTCAATATGGAACTAGCTCCAGATGGAAAGTCAATCTCAGCAACTTTCAAGATCAGCAAAACAACTGCTGGCACAGACGCAATTCAAGAAGCAATCGACGGATTACGCGACGGCTTTTCAGTCGAAGCAAACGCAAAAGATTTCGGTTACAACGAGGACGGCACAATGGTCGTCAACTCAGCTGAACTTGTAGGCGTTGCGTTAACTCATAATCCAGCGTTTGATTCTGCTCGTGTTTCAAACGTAGCAGCTACAACAGCACCAGAGAATTCTGAATCATCAACAGATGAAGCAGAAGCACAACCACAACAACCAACAGAAGGAGACGTCGTGGAAAACACCGTCACAGAGCCAACTGCCGCCGAGACGGTAGAAGCTTCAGCACAGGTACAGGCAGCTTCAATCGCTAAGCCTGTAAATTTCATCGCTAATCGCAACCCAGTAGTCTCACCAGAGACTTTCCTAATGCACAAAGTCGCAGCTGCTCGTGGAAACGAACAATCACGCGCCTATATCGCAGCAGCAACAAGCACTTCAGACAATCCGGGTTTAATCCCAACTCGTCAGCTTCGCGAAGTAGTTAACGGTCTATCAGATAGCGTTCGCGCTTCGATCGACTCAATTTCAACTGGCACACTTCCAGACGCAGGACTTGTTTTCCAGATTCCGCGTGTAACTCAGCTCCCAGCCGTAGATCAAATCGACGAATTGGCAACAGTTACACCAACAGAACTTCAAACAGACTTCATCGACGTTGACGTCAAGTCTTTCAAGGGTTCTCAAATTATGTCAGTCGAATTGGCAGACCGATCAGATCCGCTATTTTATTCAGAACTGATTTCAACACTTACTTCACAATATGCTCGCGCAACTAATGAATACAACTCAGGACAGATCATCACAGGCGCAACAAAGACTGCGACTGGTATCGGTTCAGACATCACAGCTTCAGAATTCTTGACATGGGTTGCCGGTGGCGCAGTAAGCGTTTACTCAAACACTTTCAAGTTCGCTGACGCGATCGTTGTATCACCACAAATGTGGGGTCGTATTATGGGCTTCAACGACGCAGGACGTCCAATCTACAACGCACTTAACCCAATGAACGCAGCTGGTAATGCTCAGCCACGTTCACTTCGCGGTTCAGTAAATGGAATCGACCTATGGGTTGACACAGCACTTTCAGGATTGGGTTCAAACTCAATGTACGTCATCAACCGTGACGCTTATACATGGTACGAATCTCCACGCCTAGAGCTACGCACAAACGTAATTTCAGACGGTTCTATCGGAATCCTTATGTACGGTTACGGCGCAACAGCTACAAAGATCGCTGCGGGCGCATACGCGTTCAACGCTTCCTAAAAAACTAATCATCGGACGTTTCGCTCCCGAGGCGTCCGAGTCGTACTAGAGAGGATCGCTCATGTCACTATTGACAGCCACAGAACTTCGTGACGTCTTAGGCGTGAGCGATTCTCTTTACAGCGACGTTTATTTGGAGCAAATTATTGCCAGCGCAGAGGGCGCGATTTTGCCGTTGCTTACTCAATATAAGTCAGCAGTAGTCTCAGCGTTCATCAAAGACGGCGTGGTTTATTACGAAACTCAGCGCGTCAACTATTTCGTTCCGGGACAATCGGTAATTATCGCTGGTTGCGGTGATTTCGACGGCACAGTTACAGTCACAGCTGATCGAGTACGACCTTATTTCTTTACTTCGGCAACAAACGACGCCGACGTTGACTTGACCCCGTTTATTCCAGCTGGGACGGCTGTATTAGACGGCGCGACCGTGGACGACGTATACGCTAACGTTGCTCCAGTTAAGTCAGCGTTGCTCGTCGTCGCAGTAGAAGTTTTTCAGTCAATTATCGCACCGGGTAACACTTCGGCTTCAGTAGATTTTCAGCCAACTCCATTCGTACTCGGTCGCTCACTTCAGAATCGTGTTGTCGGTTTATTAGCACCGTTTCTCGACGTTGAAACAATGGCTGTCTAATGCCAACAAGTATTCAAGCAGACGTTCGCGCTCCGCTGGCAACAGCTCTCGCAACAGTCACAGCTTCAGTTTATGAATCAGTACCAGAGGCGGTAATTCCTCCGTGTGCGATCATCATTCCAGATTCACCATATTTGGAGACTCAACTTATTGGCAGCGCGGTTCGCGTGAAGGTAAATTTCACAGTTTCCGCAGCTGTCGCATATAACAACAACGCTGGCGCGCTCGATAATCTCGAGAAGCTCGCAATCCAGATTCTCGGTGCGATTCCTTCGAATTACACCGTGGGAGACGTTTCACGTCCGTCAATTACGACGCTTGGTGCGTCTAATTTGCTGATCGTGGATATAAACGTCTCAACTTACTATCAGCAAGTCAACTAACAAAGGAAAACAAATGGCGACGAATATCATCACCGGGCGCGACATCACCTTCACAATCGACGGTGACAATTTCGACGCTCAAGCAACAAGTGCGACACTTACAATCGATAGCACAACAAACACTTATCAGACTCTCGACGGTAAGGCTTATTACACCGTAGACACTCAAGGAACTTTCAACGTTGAACTGCTTCAAGATTTTGGTGCAGCTGGTTCACTTTGCGAAGCTCTCTGGAACGCAGCTGCTAATGCTGCGAATACAACGCTGCCAATTCTGTTCACAGTTAACGGCGTTGCTTACACCTTCACAGTAATGCCAGTATTCCCAGACTTGGGCGGTACAGCACCAGACGCATTAACAGCGTCACTTAGCTTCATCTGCGCAACAACACCAGCACTAGACTAATAAAAGGAGATCGGGAGCATGAGACTAGCAATCAAAGTAGAAACGGTAAATGGTTCGATAGATCATTACACAGCGCAGCCGCCTGAGTTTATGAAATGGGAACAAAAGACCGGTTACACGATTCAACAAGCTCAAGAAAAGATCGGAATCGCCGACCTAATGTTTTTAGCGTATAACGCCATGAAACGAGAAGCTGCTGGTAAGCCAGTCAAGCCATTCGAAGTTTGGGCTGAAACCGTTTTAGATATTACGGTCGGAGATGACGATTCAAGCCCAAAAGGCACAAGCGCGGAAGCCTAAGTCACTTAATAATTGAACTCTCGATCGCAACGGGAATTCCAATGAGTGAGTGGGTTAACGCGGACGACATACTTACAGCTCTAGAGATATTGGAGAAGCGAAATGGCGGAAAGTAAAGAGGTCATTCAGTACGATAAAGCTGAACTTCGCGCCATTACTTCAGCGTTTAAGGCTATGGACGACGAAGCAATCGCTCAAGCTAAAGAACAATCTGGAGCGTTAGCAACTTACCTTCAGGACAAGATTATCTCTAAGGCTTACACGTTGAATTCATCAGCCGTTGCTGGTCGAATCGCCGAAGGATCAAAGGTAAGTAAATCGTCAAAGATCGGTGAAATTGCGTTCGGTTATGGGAGCCAAAAGTTCAGCGGCGGTGCAACTACTCAGCAACTTTGGGGCGGTTCAGAATTTGGCTCGAATAAATACAAGCAGTTTCCGATTTGGTCTGGTTCAACTGGTCGTGGCTCGACTGGTTATTTTATTTACCCAACACTACGAGCTGAACAGTCATATTTGATCGCTGAATGGGAAAAGGCGTTCGACACAATAGTTAAGAGGTTCGACTAATGGCTACTGGATCAAGAACGCTCAAGCTCTCGATATTAGCTGACGTCGATAACCTAAAAAAAGGACTTACTGACGCTGGTACAGAAACAGACTCGTTTGGTACAAAATTAGGCGATTTTGGCGTTAAGGCTGGAGCAGCGTTTGCCGTTGCTGGTGCTGCCGCAGCTGCTTATGCTGGAAAACTGCTAGTCGACGGCGTTAAAGCTGCGATCGAGGACGAAGCCGCACAGGCAAAGTTAGCAACCACTATCGGCAACGTTACAACAGCAACAGACGCAACGATCAAGTCGGTTGAGGATTACATTACTCAAACAGCTTTAGCCGTAGGCGTTACTGACGACGAATTGCGTCCTTCATTCTCTCGTTTGGTCACAAGTACAGGTGACGTCGAAAAAGCCATGGCTTTACAGAAAGTCGCACTTGACGCGAGTGCTGGCAGCGGAAAATCTTTAGAAACAACGTCGAATCTTATCGCTAAGGCTTACGACGGAAATGTTGCTGCGTTAGCCAAATTAGACATCGGTTTAACAGCTGCCGAACTTAAAACAATGTCATTCGACGAAGCTTTAGCAGTATTAAGTGCGACTTACGAAGGATCGGCAAACGTTCAGGCTGAGACTTTCGCTGGCAAAATGGATCGACTTAAAATCGCTTTCGACGAAGCTAAAGAAACAGTCGGTGGCTTCGTACTTGACGCAGTTACTCCGCTGGTCACAATATTCGTCGATAAGGTAATTCCAACGCTTAGCACTTTGGCTTCAGATATAGGTGAGGATCTCCAACCAGTATTTGAAACGATTGGAACGTTCATCAAAGACACTTTGATTCCAGCGTTTAGCTCATTATGGGATTATCTGGACAAGTACGTTCTACCAATTTTCAAGGCTTATTTGACTCCAGTTTTTGAAGCTTACAAAACAGTATTAAAAGCAGTAGGTGACTTAATTCAAGACAACACCGGTTTCTTTAAGCTCATGGGAATTGCGATTACGGCGTTCTTAGTAATTGCTAAACCGTTCGCTACTTTCTTAGGTACAACCTTCAAGCTTGCTTGGTCAGGCGTTGCGCTAATTATTAACGGCGTGAGCAAAGCCATTCAAGGCGTCGTTGCTGGTATCAACGGAGCAATTAAGGTCGTCAATTTACTCATTAAGGGCTATAACATTGTTAACAATTTGAAACCCGGTTCAAAAGATTTGGCGTTGATTCCAGAATTAGCAAACGGCGGAACAGTTTCAGCAAACCAGCCTTATATCGTGGGCGAACGCGGTGCAGAATTATTCGTTCCAAATGGTTCAGGTCGCATCGTGCCTAATAATCAACTAGGCGGCAGCGGTGGCGGAAATATATTTATCAACGTCAGCGGAGCAATCGACCAGGAGGGTACAGCTCGTCGAATTGTGGACGTGCTAAATAATTCTTATTATCGCGGCACAAACGGCGCAAACGCTTTGGCGTTCTAATGACATTATTCAATCCGATTTGGAGTGTGACGATAAATGGCGTCGCCTATACACAGTACGTTCTAGCCGATTTAACGATCAGCTCTGGGCGAAATAATATTTACCAGCAAGCTCAGGCTGGATACGCCAATCTAACGCTGATAAATCTGGATCAATCGCCAGTTCTGCTCAATATCAACGACTCAGTAACAATTCAAATAAAAGACTCGACAGATACTTTCGTTCCGATATTTGGTGGCACAATCGTTGACTTTAGTATTGAAGTCTCGGCTGCTGGATCAATCGGGATCAATCAAAAAATAGGCATTACAGCACTCGGCGCGCTTTCGCGTTTACCTAAAGCTTTGACTCAAGGCGTACTTGCTTCAGATCACGACGGCGATCAAATTTGGACGATCCTTCAGGATTTGCTTATCAACAACTGGAGCGAAGTTCCAGCGGCTTTAACTTGGGATAATTACAACTCAACTGAAACTTGGGCAAATGCTCAGAACGTAGGACTTGGCGAAATTGACAGACCGGGCAATTACGATCTGGATTCGCGTACAGCCAACCTAACCGACGTTTATTCTTTGGTTTCATTACTAGCGACTTCAGGACTTGGTTATATTTACGAGGACGCCAGCGGTCGAATTTCGTACGCAGATTCGACTCACCGTTCAATCTATTTGGCAACTTATGGCTACACCGACGTTACAGCCAATCAAGCCTTATTTAGCGGACTCAAAATCGAGACCCGAGCTGGAGACGTACGCAACGAGATTTCGCTCAAATATAAGACAAACGGTGGATCGGAAGTCACAGACGAGGACGTCGATTCAATCGCGCTTTACGGTCGTTTAGGTCAACAGATCACAACGACTCTAAAGAATCAAATAGACGCCGAGGATCAAGCCGCGTTTTATTTATCGCTGCGCGCTACACCTCAAGCAAACTTGACTTCGATCACTTATCAGCTCACAAATCCAGAGTTAGACGACGCAGATCGAGATTCGCTGATTAACGTATTTATGGGCTTACCTTTAAGAATTAGCGATTTACCGTTAAACATGGGATCGACGTTTGCTGGCTTCGTCGAGGGCTGGACATTCAAGGCGGCTTACAATGAATTAGCCGTCACCGTAAATCTTTCACCGTTGGCTTATTCTTTACAAGCTATGAAGTGGGAGCAAGTTCCAATCGCTGAATCGTGGAATACTATAACCGGAACGCTAACGTGGGAAAACGCGCTAGTGGTGGCATAAGGAGAAAACATGACAAACCCAACGAGTAACTTCGGCTGGCAAATGCCAACCCCGACTGATTTAGTTACTGATTTACCAGCTGATTTTGAAGTATTTGGTCAAGCAGTCGATACGACTTTGGCTGATCTCAAGGGCGGAACTTCAGGTCAGGTGCTGGCTAAAGCTTCAGCAACCGATATGGATTTTACTTGGACGACGCCAGAAATTGGTGATATCACAAATATAACAGCGACCAGCCCTCTTACAGGTGGGGGCAGTTCTGGAGCTGTAACCGTAGGAATTCAAGCAGCTTCAACGACTCAATCAGGCGCAGTTCAATTAACAGATTCAACAGCCAGCACTTCAACCACAACGGCTGCGACACCAAACAGCGTTAAATCAGCTTACGATTTGGCTAATACAGCAAATACCACAGCAAACACGGCAACAACAACAGCCAACGCAGCAATTCCAAAATCCACAGTAACAACAGCTGGCGACGTTATTTACGCAACTGGATCAAGCGCGGTCACGCGTTTAGGAATTGGCACAGCTGGTCAAGTGCTGACGGTTAATGGTGGCGGCACAGCTCCGTCATGGGCGACTCCAGCGTCAAGCGGCGGCATGACATTACTTAGCACTACCACCTTAACTGGTACAAGTAACTCAATTTCCGTTTCGGCTTCGGCTTACAAAGATTTAAAGATTTACATTTACGGCTGTAACAATGGTACGGATTACGATCTTTACGTTCGTCTTAATTCACTTTCGACGACAAGCTACTGGCAAAGTTATCGAGGCGTTCATGGTGCTTCCACAGCTGTAAACCTAACAGCTAGCCGAAATGGTATTTATTTGAATGGATTTGGAGCATACGCTTTAAAATCTGGTAATACAGACAACTCGTTTAATATGACAATCGCCGACTGCAACTCAGCACAGAAAAAAATTGTTTCAACTTTTGGCGCATACATGGCGGGGGACGCTGGTACTTCACAATTAGCGTTCGCTTCGGTCGATAGTGCCTTAACCAGTTCAGCGGTTACGAACGTTACAGTTATAGCTTCTACATCTTTTACAGCTGGCACTTGCCAGATTTACGGAGTGAAATAATGACTAATCCAATGATCCGAATTCATAACGTTGAAACCGATGAAGTTATTGACCGCGAAATGACAGCGGACGAATTAGCGCAGCATAAAAAAGATTTAGCCGAATCAGCTAAAGCTAAAAAAGATTTTGCGGAAGCGACAGCAGCTAAAGAGGCGTTACTAACCAAACTCGGTATCACAGCCGACGAAGCGGCTTTATTGCTGTCATGACTCTGACAAGTTATAACGGTTGGCTCGCAGCTTCAAAGCCAGAGCAAATCGGAATTAAGTCGTACGCGATTTCTGGTACTGATCTCAAGATTCGTTGCGCCGAAGCCGTAGCACCTTTAATCGTTGAATTCTGTAAAGAATTTAATGAGTTAATCGAGCCGCTGGACGGTGGTCAACTCGATGACTGGGGATACGCGTTTCGCATGGTTCGCGGAAGTACCGACAAACTAAGCAATCATTCGTCCGGTACAGCGATCGACCTTAATTCGACTAAACACCCGTTAGGCAAAATTGGCACGTTTCCAGCAGAAAAAGTTCCAATGCTGCGAGCTTTAGCTCGTAAGTACGGGCTATTTTGGGGCGGCGATTATCAGCACAGAAAAGACGAGATGCACTTTGAAATAAATATCTCGCGAAAGAAAGTCTCAGAGCTAATCAAGGCTCTGGGGTTAGGAGAAACGAAATGAAAGAACTGAAAGCGGTAGCAGCTAGCTGGGGGCGAAGCGCACTTGCGGGAGCGTTAGCCGTCTACATGACTGGAGAAACCGAGCCTAAGAAATTAGCTTGGGGGTTATGGGCTGGACTCGTTCCGGTGCTTATGCGTTTCCTAAATCCTAATGACGTTGCGTTTGGTGCGAAAGCGAGTGAACGCTAACGACTGGGCTGCTATGAGCGTGGCAATAGTCACGCTTCTAGTGGCTTTCTTTTCGGGTATCAAGTATCTAGTTAAATCGTACTTGTCAGAATTAAAGCCAAATTCAGGATCGAGCGTTAAAGATCAGGTTTCCCGTTTAGAAGCCCGTGTTGACGAGATTTACAGTTTGCTTATAAGCAATTCGACACGCCGTTAAATACGCATAAGACTTGAAATTGTCACCGATCTAGTTCACCCTGTATTCAGGGAGCGAACAAGTCGTTCCCTAGATTCGGGAGCTAACAAATGGAAATCGGAAAAGTTTTACTTATTGTCATGATCACCAACGTCGGTTGGTTATTGGTCGGCTGGTCAATGGGCTTCAAACAAGGCTTAAAAGACGGCTTTAATCGTGGTCGCGCAGCTGGTCTACGTTGGGCAACAGATCGCGTTCGGAACTCATAATGGCAAATCCACTAGAGGGCTATGAGACGGTAGCCGAACGTATTGAAAAATTCTGGGGTCAATATCCAAATGGTCGAATTGACGTAAAGATCGTCTTTCAGGACGGGACGCGTTATATCGTCCAGACTGATATTTATAAAGACGTTACCGATTCGTTACCATTCGCAACAGATTTCGCAGAGGAAATCAGATCGAACGCTAATCGCTTTCCACTTGAGAATGGCAGCACATCAGCAATCGGGCGCGCATTACACACAGGCGGATTATCTAAATTCAGCGAAGGCGCAAATCGTCCGTCACTCGAGGAAATGCGTCGAGTTGAACGTCCAGTCGTAAA